ATCGTGTTTCTCCAAACCATGCACCCAGTTCATGAAACAGTAGGTGTTTTCACTGTTCCAGACCAAACCGCACGGAACAGTGAAGTGGGATATATGCCTATATGGACAGAGTATCGCACCAACGAAATTAAAACGATTTTGGAGAAAGCGGATTTTTCACTGTTCGGTGCATCTGCTCCATTTTGGGGAGTAGCCATTGCACCGAACTACAAATCAAAATTATGGAGGAATTTTCAATATGAATGTACGCAATGAAATCAAGGCACAGATCATCCGTGTCGGAATGACTATGCAGGAAGTGGTTGATCTGCTCTCGGACGAATACGGTTGGAGCGACAGCGTTTCCAACCTGTCCGCAAAATTGCAGCGGGAAAGCATCCGATACAAGGAAGTATTGGAGCTTGCCGATGTGCTTGGCTACGACATCGTATGGCAGAAAAGACGGGAGAAGTGATGCCCCGGCAACAGCCCCTCGCATCTCCCGTCCCCATAGGTGCACCGCAGTGCTGCCTATGGACAGGCAGTGAAAGATACGGTTTTCGCTGCCGCCGTCTGCAAGAAATGTTCCGCAGAACAGCTTCATGCAGACGGGCTGACCATGGGAAAAGGCGCAGACATTTTCGCCTTGGTCAGCAGAGGTCGCCGCAGCGACCGCATACCCCCTCCGGAGGAGCCCTCGGAGAGCCCACGGCACTTTGCAGCCAGTATGGATGAAAGTGTAATAGTGGGTTATTACACTTTGAAAAAGTGCCTCTCCGTAGCTCCCCGCTGTCTGCAAATCCCAAAGAAAGGAAGAAAATCTATGGCAAGAAATGATGGAATTGACCGTACCTTAGCCAGAAATCAAGACTTGGAAACCTCGGATGATGTGGCTAAGGTACAGGAACACAATGAGCGTAAAAAAGACCGTTATTCCAATGTGGACATCGTGCCGGAACGCACTCCGCTGAATGTTCACTTCAAAGCCCCCACCGATGATTATGTAAAAATGTTTGAGCAGATGGAACAGGACAAGGTGATCTCCACAAGAGGTCTGAAACCGGATGCCGTCAAATACGGTGAGTTGATCTTCGATGTGAACTCCGCATATTTTTATAACCACGGCGGCTATGAATTTGCAAAACAGTTTTATGCCGATGCCTATAAAGCCGCCGTAGAGATCGTAGGCGGTGAGCAGTATATCCTCTCCGCTGTGATGCACGCCGATGAACGCAACCGGGCAATGTCTGAAGCACTGGGCGAGGATGTGTACCACTATCACCTTCATGTGGTTTATATCCCGGTGGTGGAAAAGCAAATCCTGTGGTCGAAGCGGTGCAAGGATGAATCCCTCCGGGGAACGGTAAAGGAAACGATCATGCAGGTCAGCCGCAGCAAGAAATGGGAGTCTAAGCCCGTTCTTGATGAAAACGGAAATCCCATGTTGAACGCAAAAGGGAAAAAGATTTTGAAGTCGTCCTACAGTGTGTTGCAGGATGACTTTTTTCATTTCATGCGAGCTGCCGGATATACCGATGTGGAGCGTGGAGAGCGTGGAAGCACCGAGGAACATCTGACGGTGACGCAGTTTAAGGTGCAGGCAGAACAGCAGCGTTTGGAAGCTGTGACCGGACAGGTGGCACAGGCCGAGCAGAGTTTGGAGGACGCCAAAGCTGCCACGGAAAAGCAGAAAAAGAAACTGGAAGCTCTGAAAAAGGAAACGCAGGCTGCCAACTCTGTTGCTATGACCGCACATGAGATTGAGTCGATGGGTAAGAAAAATCCCATCACCGGAAATATCACGCTGTCAGCGGATGAGTGCCGTACCCTAAAAGATTATGCGGTCAGCAGCTTTGCGGAAAAGTCTGAGAAGCTGAAATACAAGCAGAAATTTGAGAAGGCAGAGAAAAGCGCAAAGATCTGGAAAGACCGTTATGAAAAACTGGATAAAGACCATGAGGAACTGAAACAGAAAGTCCAGCCTTTCCTGGATGCGATTGAGATTGCATCTGAAAAGGTCTGGGCTTTTATCAATGCCATCCTCGCCAGAGGAAAGGAACTGTATGAACACAAACACCCTGCCCGGAAGCGTGGACAGGATATGGAAATTTAATGGAGGTAACTGCTTATTGAAGAAATATTATGAGGATGCAAAGTATAATGCGGCATTTGTCCGCTGTGTGGATGTTATGAGCCAGATGCTCCAAAAATATGGACATCAGGTTTTGGATAAATTGGAGCAGGATGCACCGCAGAAAGTGGAGCATTCCGAGGAAAGTAATCAAGCGCAGCCTTTGACGAATAAGGCTGCGTAAAAATTTACAATTTACACGTTGCGTATTCGCTGTGGCTATGCTATAATGATTACGCAACGTGTATTTTTGTTTTTTATGGAGAAAAGACAGATGGATTGTAAGAACAGAATTATCAAGTTGCGGGAAAGTACAGGACTGAACCGGAAAGATTTTTGCAAGCTCGTCCATATCCCTTACCGGACTATGACCGAGTGGGAATTGGATAACCGCCATGCACCGGATTATGTGCTGTGGCTTTTGGAGTATTATATCCGCAACGAAGGACTTATGGTAAAAGAAATGAACGAGGGAGGTGGCGATTCTGAAAAAGAAACAACTTAAATGCTATCTTTATACAAGAGTGTCCACCTCTATGCAGGTTGACGGATACAGCTTGGATGCCCAGCGTGACAAGTTAAGAAAGTATGCGGCATACGAAGATATGGTTATTGCCGGGGAGTATTCTGACGAGGGCTTTTCCGGAAAGAACATCCAAGGACGGCAGGACTTTCAACGGATGCTGAATGACATTCAGGACTGCAAAGACGGCGTATCTTATGTGCTGGTCTTTAAGCTCTCCCGATTTGGCAGAAATGCGGCGGACGTTCTGAACTCTTTGCAGCTCATGCAGGATTTCGGTGTCAATCTGATCTGCGTGGAGGATGGCATTGATAGTTCCAAGGATGCCGGAAAGCTGATGATTTCTGTGCTGTCTGCGGTGGCAGAAATCGAGCGTGAGAATATCCGAACTCAGACCATGGCAGGACGGGAGCAAAAGGCTCGTGAGGGCAAGTGGAATGGTGGTTTTGCCCCTTATGGCTATAGTCTGGAAAACGGTGATCTTGTCATTGCAGAGGATGAAGTGGAAGTAATCCGTGTCATTTATGACCGCTACATTCACACCAACGAGGGCGTTGCCGGAGTTGCAAAATATTTGAATCGTAATGGCTTTGTCAAGAAGCTACGGCAGAACAATACTATTCCCGGATTTTCAAGGAGCTTCGTGCAGGATGTACTGGACAATCCTGTTTACATGGGTAAGATAGCCTATGGCAGACGCAGGACGGAAAAGAAACAGGGTACAAGAAACGAGATGCACGTGGTTGAGCAGTCAGAGTTCCCTATTTATGACGGGCAGCACGAAGCCATCATTTCCGAAGAAGATTGGTATCTGGCACAGGAAAAGCGCAAGATCAATTCCTTTAAGCGGGAAAAGGTCAACAACCCAGACCATGCACACATCCTGTCCGGTATTCTGAAATGTCCATGCTGCGGAAAGAGTATGTATGGCAATATCGCCAAGGCTCACAGCAAGGACAAGAAAACAAGATATTATTACTACTGTAAAAACACAGTAACACCAACCGGGCATGAGTGCAGCTTCCGACTGAATATCGAGCAGACGGAAATCAATAAGTTTGTGGCAAAGATTATATCCGCTATGGTCAACAATCCTCGGTTTGTAGAAGCGATTCAGGCGAAAATCGGCTCGGCAGTTGATACAGAGGATATGGAAAAGCAGATCGCCGTTCTGCAAGGTCAGTTAAAGCAAGCCTTTGGAACGAAAAGCCGCTTGGAGCGTCAGATGGACACCTTGGACATCAACGATGCCCACTATGACAGAAAGATTTTGGACTTGCAGCGCCGCTATGATGAGCAGTATGATACCATAGAGGATATCGAAGTTCAGATTGGCGAATTGCAAAGCCAAATCCGCAGCATTCAGCAGGAGAAAATCTCCGGCGACAATATCTATCGGCTCTTACTGGCATTTGATGAAGTCTACCATTCCGCAACGGAAGCGGAACAGAAAGAGTTTATGAAAGCCTTTATCGAGCGAATTGAAATGTTCCCGGAGAAAAGGAAAGACGGAAGCTGGATAAAGAAGATCGTATTCAATTTCCCTGTGCCTGTTGATGGCGAGGAAGTGAAAGAACTTCCCTTGGAAACTGAAACAACCGTCGAGTGCGTAGTCTTGATGTCAAAAGTACAGAAGTAAATACCGAAAAAGGCTTGAAAACAAGGCATTTCCGAGAGTTGGGATTTCTTTTCCGGCTCTCGGATTTTTCGTTTTGGGGTGCTTGCAGTCGAGAGAAACCGAGGGTTGAGTTGACAGGTTGAAAATGGGCAAGGTTGAGTTGATAAGATGATTTTGTGTAAGGTTGAGTGGATAGGGATATTGAAATAGCCAGTCGAGATTGATTCCCGGCTGGCTTTTAACTTATTTCTCTTCTAATTTTTTGAGTGTAGTACCATCAGCATTACACCATGTAGCGTTTCCGCTGAGACTGGCACCGCCGATAAATGATGCAGCAGAAGAGGGGCTTGTAAAAAGTATATCTTCCATCAGGCAGTAGTTTGCATCGATTTTATCTGCGTATTTTTCACGGTTGCGTAATGTGGGGTCGGGGCAACTTTTGGTTAGTTTTGCGGCGATTTGACTACCCTTAAATACTACAAACCCTTCTGTTGTTCTTCGTCCCGTGGCTTTTACTCCGGAATGGTCAAAGTACAAAATTTCATCAGATGTATCGGAATTCAAGGCTAACGGAACATCAGCATCGGAAACTGTTGCTGGGATGATAATAGGCACGAATACCTTGTGTCCAAGAGTTCCCATGATAATTTTTGCGTTATCAATAAACTCTTCGAGTTCGCTTTCCTTTTCTTCTGTGATATTGCCTGGCGTAGGGTCATTTCCGTTTTTTACAACATAGCGTTTGGCCTGTGTAGTCAATCCGCAGAAACGATTTTCAAGATAGCTTATTTCGGTGGGACCGAAGGAGTTGTTAGATGTTGTAAATACAATTGCTTCTGTCCAGTAGTCTTTTTCCGGATTACGTTTGTGTTCTTGTAATCGGTTTAAAATACCTTCGCCGTTCTTCCTTGCTCCGGCTTGACCAATATATACCACATCCTTGTCGGTATCTTCGGTTTTGCCAAAGAGGAAGTAAACACCGCTTTGCTTAAGGTCGTCTCTCTCTTTGCATCTGTCTAATTCTGTCCTTGGAATTTTATAAGCAACGCCTGTCCAATTAGCAAGCGTACATTTCATGCGTCCATTTGCATCTCCGTCCATAAGGAAGAGATTTATACTTTTTCCACGTGCCATTGCAAGTGCCTCCTTCTTATAATCTTTGCTGCGTTCCTAAGAGAGGTACATTTACTTTTCGTAGGAATTCGTTGCATTCATCGATGTCCTTGCCATAAAAGGCAGTAAATAAATATTTGTATGCTTCATGTTCACGGTCGCCCTTAATAAATGTCATGCCGCCAAGACTCAACACTTCTTCCATTTCAGATACATCTAAACATAATCCGACACCCATTGCAACCAAAGGACGCATTGTGAATTTATGGGTGCCACCCTGGACACGAGAGAAATTCATTTTATCGAGTTTGGTTTTTTCTTCAAAGGTAGTTTCATACCAATGCTCATCGTCCATGCGTTGCTTCATCCACATCGCCGGAGTAATAGCGGTTGCTTGGCTGCGTTTGAGTTTCTTTTCAAAATCCTTTGATTTGTTGAAAAGTTCGGTGTTTTGAGTGTTTGCCTCAAAGGTTGATTCTTCACGGAAAATACTGTCGGAACGATACATGATGCTTGGAAGTCTGTGCATCAATCCGTCTGGCACCAAGCGTACAGAAAAATCAAGGGCACATTCTGTGAGATGTTTTTTCGCATATTCCGTTAGTGTTTTTTCGCCGGAGGCATTGGTCTGCAAGTACTTAGAATCATTTAAAACAAAATAGCCATCAGCGAAATGAAATGCACCTGTATCTAAAGCTGCCTTAAGTAGGTCATTTGAGAAGTACAGTTCAAAGGCCTGGATACGAGTAATAGGTCTGAGATGATATTTTGCGGTCGAACCTTTTTTATTACTCCGAGGTGTTCTTTCGTTGCCTGTGGTATCAGTGCCGCAGTATTCTTCGGCTTCTTGATAGCCTAACTCAAGCATTCTTATTGCAGCAGATTGCTTGGACACAGCGAAAAAATCAGAAACGACATCAATAACATTTGAGGTAACCGATAATTTGGTCAGCCCATTGCTGCCACAGAGCAGTTTGTAGGTTTCATCAACTTTTCTTCTAAAGGCATTACGAGGCATCAAAATTTTAGGAGCGATGGTCTTTGCCTGCCATTCCATTTTATCCTCGTCAGACCATTGCCCACCGAGAAGACTTCCGAAGTGCGAAGTGCGATTATTACAACGGAACGCAAATTCAGTACCATTTTCATGAGTGCGTTTAAAGTTGAAATAATTACGATGTCGCCACCAATGAAAACATTCATGGGCTATCAAAGTTGTTTCCGCCACCACCAGGATTGAGTTCCTTAATCAAGTAGGAGAGGAAGTTATATCTCTTATGGAATTCGAGATTTTCATAAGCCGTAGCTTGGATAAGGAAACAATAACCCTTTAAGAAACGGCGAATAGTAATCTTGATTTCCATCTGCTCCAGTTCAGGACGCTTTGTAATCAGCTTTAATGCACTGTCGAGCAATGCCCACATACGCTGCTTGTCCTTGGAAGTACGGTTTTCCTTATACAGATAAGTGTTAAATTCGTCAATATCGTCTGCATCCAAGAATTCGTAGGCATCAATCTCACGGTCGAGGTCACGAATGTCGGATGGCGAAATGGTCTCGAATAAAACGGTATCCTTGTAGTAAGGTTCAAAAGCTGCCTTGATATCATCGTAGCTGTTTTTGAAGTCCAGGACAAAAGTGGTTTTATCATAAGGAGGGCAAATTCTGTTCAAGCGAGAGAGTGTCTGTACTGCCTGTACACCACGCAAACGCTTGTCAACATACATTGCCACCAATTTCGGTTGGTCAAAGCCAGTCTGATATTTATCGGCAACGATAAGTACCTGGTAGCAACTGCGGTCAAATTCATATCGCAGTTCTTCTTCCTTAAAGCCGTTCATAACAGGCTCGGTGTATTCGGTATCGTTCAGTTTTACTTTGCCGGAAAAGGCCACAAGTGCTTTGATTCCGGAATAACCCTTTGCCTGGATATAATTCTCAAACTCTTGTCTGTATTTAACGGCAGCAGGACGGGAAGAAGTAATTACCATCGCCTTTGCTTTTCCACCAAGACAACCCGCAACATTGGCTCTGAAATGTTCGATGATGATTTCAACCTTTTGTGCAATGTTGGTATCATGCAAATCGATGAATCGAGCCATTTTGCGTTTGGCTGCAATGGATTGAAGTTCAGGGTCACCTTCGATAGCCTTGTTGATGTGGCAGTAGGTTTTCCAGGTAACATAGTTGTCCAGAACATTCAGTATGTATCCTTCTTCAATAAAGGATTATGCAGTCAGTAGCTTCGCAGAGAAAGCGGAAAAGCTGAAATACAAGCAAAAATACGAACAGGCAGAAAAGAGTGCATCCGTTTGGAAGCGCCGCTTTGAAGCCTTGAATGAAAAATATTTGGAACTCAAAAAGAAAGCCCAACCCTTTCTGGATGCACTGGAAATCGCATCCGAAAGAGTTCGGGCTTTTATTTCTGCCGTCCTCGCCAGAGGAAAGGAAACACGGGAACTTCAAACACCTGCCCGCAAGCGTGGACAGGATATGGAAATTTGATGGAGGGATTGCCTATTGAAGAAATATTATGAGGAAGCGAAATATAATGCGGCATTTGACCGCTGCGTGGATGTTATGACCCAGTTGCTCCAGAAATACGGGCGTCAGGTTTTGGATAAATTAGAGCAGGACGCTCCGCAAACGTTGGAGTGTTCCAAGGATGAGAAGCAAGCGCAGCCTTTAACGGATAAGGCTGCGTAAAAATTTACGATTTACACGTTGCGTATTCGATGTAGCTGTGCTATAATGATTACGCAACGTGTATTTTGTTTTTAGGGAGATAGGCAGATGGATTGTAAAAACAGAATTATAAAGTTGCGGGAAAGCACAGGACTAAACCGGAAAGACTTTTGCAAGCTCGTCAATATCCCGTACCGGACGATGACCGAATGGGAACTGGACAACCGCCATGCACCGGATTATGTGCTTAGACTTTTGGAGTATTATATCCGCAACGAGGGATTGATGGTAAAAGAAATGAGTGAAGGAGGTGGCGAATCTGAAAAAGAAACAACTTAAATGTTATCTATATACGAGAGTGTCCACCTCCATGCAGGTTGACGGATACAGCTTGGATGCCCAACGTGACAAGCTGCGGAAGTATGCGGCATACGAGGATATGATCGTTGCCGGGGAGTATTCTGACGAAGGATTTTCCGGCAAGAACATCCAAGGGCGGCAGGAGTTCCAACGGATGCTGAACGACATTCAGGACGGCAAAGACGGCGTTTCCTATGTGCTTGTCTTTAAGCTCTCCCGATTTGGCAGAAATGCAGCCGATGTTCTGAACTCTTTGCAGCTCATGCAGGATTTTGGTGTCAACCTGATCTGCGTGGAGGATGGCATTGACAGCTCCAAGGATGCCGGAAAGCTGATGATCTCTGTGCTGTCTGCGGTGGCAGAAATCGAGCGAGAGAACATCCGCACACAGACAATGGCAGGACGGGAGCAAAAAGCTCGTGAGGGCAAATGGAACGGCGGTTTCGCTCCCTATGGTTATAAACTGGAAAACGGAAATCTTGTCATTGCGGAGGATGAAGTTGAGGTAATCCGTGTCATTTATGACCGCTACATCCATACCAACGAGGGTGTTGCCGGAGTAGCCAAATATCTGAACCGCAACGGGTTTGTAAAGAAGCTGCGGCAGAATAACACCATCCCCGGATTTTCAAGAAACTTCGTGCAGGACGTACTGGACAATCCTGTTTATATGGGTAAAATTGCTTATGGCAGACGGAGAACCGAAAAGAAACAGGGTACAAGAAACGAGATGCACGTGGTCGAGCAGTCGGAGTTCCCTGTTTATGATGGTCAGCACGAAGCCATCATTTCTGAGGAAGAATGGTATCTGGCACAGGAAAAGCGCAAGATCAATTCCTTTAAGCGGGAAAAGATCAACAATCCAGATCATGCCCACATCCTGTCCGGTATCTTGAAATGCCCATGCTGCGGCAAGAGTATGTACGGTAATATTGCCAAGGCACACAGCAAGGACAAGAAAACAAGATATTATTACTACTGCAAAAATACGGTTACGCCGACAGGACATGAGTGCAGCTTCCGTCTCAATATCGAGCAGACTGAAATCAACAAATTTGTGGCGAAGGTCATTTCCGCTATGGTCAACAATCCCCGATTTGTAGAAGCAATTCAAGCGAAAATCGGAACGGCGGTTGATACAGAGGACATGGAAAAGCAGATCGCCGTCCTGCAAGGACAGCTAAAGCAAGCCTTTGGCACGAAAAGCCGTTTGGAGCGTCAGATGGATACCTTGGACATCAATGATGCCCACTATGACAGAAAGATTTTGGACTTGCAGCGTCGCTACGATGAGCAGTATGATACGATTGAGGAAATCGAAGTTCAGATTAGCGAATTGCAAAGCCGGATACGCAGCATCCAGCAGGAGAAAATCTCCGGTGACAACATTTATCGGCTCTTACTGGCATTTGATGAAGTCTACCATTCCGCAACGGAAGCGGAACAGAAAGAGTTTATGAAAGCCTTTATCGAGCGAATTGAGATGTTCCCGGAAAAGAGAAAAGACGGAAGCTGGATAAAGAAGATTGTATTCATTTTCCCTGTGCCTGTTGATGGCGAGGAAGTGAAAGAACTTCCCTTGGAAACTGAAACAACCGTCGAATGTGTCTGCCTTTTCTCCAGAACGAATTTATAATGATCAACCATGCTGTCCAAAGGGGACCTCTGGGGAATGGCCTTTTTTCTAAAAGCAGAGAAATCTTTTGATTCATTATTTAATTAAAGGAGCCGTTCATGCACACACAGAAAAATGATCAGATAATGTTTGCATTTTATCGCTGGGATGCAAAAATCAAATCCTGTAAGGAGCAGGATCTTTTCGATATTTGCCGACAATCGCAGTCGCTTATCCGGCAGCTTTTGAATTTGGTTTTTGAAATTCATCTGGTGGATCTCGACCGCACCTACCACCGGAACTTTCCCGGCGTTGATCTGGGTGAAAAGGGCGGATTCTGTGTGCAGGTTACTTCTCAGGTCAGCGTATCCAAAGTCACTCATACGCTTCGTCAATGTAAAAAATATCAGCTAGATCAGCAATATACCGGTTTAATTTTCTTTTTCCTTTCCTTTGAAAAGCCGGATTACAGTTTGAAAAAAGCAGAATTTTTGACCGAAAAAAGCTTTTCAAGCGGGATCTTTTTTCTAAATTTCCAAGACCTTTACCGACAGATTTCCGACCTAGCCTACCGGGATTCTCCCCGTTTTTCCCAAGCCCTTGATTTGCTGAATGCCTCCTTTTTGAAAGAAGAACTGACGCCTGTTACACATTCCCACTATTCATACCGCCAAATTCTTTTTGGCTCAGAAAAGCTTCTTCTCTTTTTGCTCTTGATTTCTCCTTTTCTTTTTCGTCACACCCAAACAGCTTCTTTTCTTCAACGATATTGGCCGCTTTTTTGTGCCGGATTCTCGCTGACTGCCGGTGTGGCCGCACTTTGTTGGTATAGCAATTACCGATTTCGCCAAGCAGTCCAGCTTTCTTCTTACCGTTCCATTTTGTCTGAGCAGACAGATCCATTCTCTATTCGGTGCACCCAAGATCACTTTTGGGGACGACAGCAGGTATATTTGAAAAACAACAGCGGACGAACTTTCGCCTATCTGCGCGGCTGCATTCAATTTTGGGATCGGAACACATTGGTTCATACTGTTTCTTTCGCATTGGAACAAGTGGCCCCGCGCCGGGCTATTTTGCTGGACACCCTGTATGCCAAACAAGATCCGCTTTATCTGCAAAAAATCCATTGGGATGAGATTTCGGTGGATATTCGGTTCCTTTTTGCGGACGGTTCTTCTCCAACCCGGCAAAAACAGACCGTTTACCGCTCTTACCCCACCTATTATGCGGTTTTAAATCATTTCCACTACTGGCATATTTTCAGTTGGCGGCTTCCCTTTGAAACAACGTGGTTGACACAGGAGTTCTTCTATCGGGTAAAAACAATTCTTCTTTATCGGCCCAAAATCCCCTACGCCTATGGCAAAATCCGATCAGCTATACAAGTTCGTTTCTTTTTCATTCGCATGGGGAAACGACTTTTTCTATCTGTTTTCCTTATAGCTTTGTTTGCTTTTCTGTTGCTGGGGCTGACTGGCCTTTTCCTTTTCGCAGGATTTTATGTATGCCAGATAATGGCACTTTTTCAATAA